ATGGGCGAAACGCCTTGGTATTAATGTTTCTACCGCTATTACTGCTGTTAAGCCTTCCGGCACTGTGTCTCAGCTTGTTGATTCTGCTTCTGGTATCCATCCTAGATACTCAGATCAGTACATTAGAAGAGTCAGAGCGGACTCAAGAGACCCCCTCTGTCAAGTCTTAGAGGCCGCAGGAGTGCCTGTAGAGGACGACGTAATGTCACCCACTACCAAGGTATTCTCCTTCCCCATAAAGTCCCCTGACGGGGCTGTGGTGGCCTCTGAGATGGGTGCTATGGAACAACTTGAGCTATGGGAGATTTATCAGGATCACTGGTGTGAACACAAGCCGTCCATGACGTGTTACTACCGTGATAATGAGTTTCTTGAGGTAGGCCAATGGTTGTACAACAAGTTCGACAAGATAAGTGGAATCTCGTTCCTGCCTTATTCCGAACATACGTACCAACAGGCCCCTTACGAACCCATAGACTTAGAGACCTATGAGAAGCTGAAGAAGGAGTTTCCTGAGTCCATCGACTGGGCAATCTCAGAAAACTCTGACATGACGGAAGGGTCTCAGCAGTTAGCCTGCACCGGCAACAACTGCGAGTTGTAACTTACGGGGCTTCGGCCCCTTTTTTACTCAGGTTTAATTATGAACATCAAGCGTGACATCGAAATCCGAATCAAGGTTCTTGAGAACAAGTTAACCAAGTCCATACCTGCTGCTCGCAACAACGAGATACGTGGAGAGATTATGGGCCTGAAGTGGGTGCTAGAGCGTATCTAGTCTTCCTCTTGTTGTCCTCTGGCTCCAACACCAGCAGCCGTAGTCAACATACCAGCAGACCTTAGGCGCTCGCCTTTGACAACCTGAGGGTCTGCTTTGATGCCTGCTACTGCTTCTACAAGCTCTTGATACGACTGCGTCATTTCTTCTTTTGCAGGGACTTCAATTTTTCTAGCAAGCTTCATTGCGTCTTCACTAGCTGCGTTAAAGATCATAGGAGGCGTAGCGTTTACAATTCGGTTGGGCAGCGCTTTTTCTACCGCTTTACCTACGACAGGTACATTCTCAAGGAAGTTGTTTTCGTCAGACACAACAGCTGTGATTCTGCCTCTGGGCGTTATTTTACCTACGTAGTTTACACCGCCTTCGGTGATTGCTGAACCTTGCATTGACCCAGTAAAGTAAAAACCTCCGTTTTCTTTCGCGTTAGCTAGTATCTCTTTATCTGTTTTGCCCATCTTGGGGTGCAACGTAATTTTAGAACTAGACTTAAACTTCTCAAGCATTTCTTCGTTACTAACATTCTTTTTGTTTTTAAACAGAGTAGCAAACGTACGTACAGGTCCTTTGTGGGCAAAGTCAAACGCATGGTTTCCTGTTTGATAAGTAGTAGGAGTTTTTACATTAATTACCGGAGACGCTGCATCAGCGAACCGCTCTGTTTTTTCTCCTTTACCTACCTGCCAGACGTTACCCATATGTTCTTCAAAAAAGTCAAGGTCTTTCTGAGGCGTGTTGTTTCTTGCACCAACCTGATTTACCAAGTCGGAGTAAACACCGGGACGGAAAGGAACAGTATCGGACATATAGCTTATTCGGTCTACTGTATCAAGCGCAGGGTCAACAGGCCCTTGTCGTCCACGTCGAACATTTGTTACAATGTTTTGCTGACCCTGAGAAATAGCCTTGGATAAGTCTCTTTGCGTACCACCAGCCATCTCTTGTGCCACGTCTCTGGTTGTCGGGTTGACGCCTGTGCTGTAGTATAGGGCACGACTGTCGGGGTCCGTCAAATTGAACAAGCCCTTCTTTGTACCTTCTCCAGCCCACTTAAGGAAGTCTTGACCCCTCATTCGGCCTTGCATTACTTCTTCGGCATTTTTAGCGTCTTTAACAGTATTTGCTACCATGGGGCCAACTTTAGGTATTCTTCTGACCTTATTAGCAAACGCTTGTGGGTCCCTAGCTACGTAATTATCCAACCTATTGGGTTTGGCGTCCTTTGGAATATCAGTAGGACCGTAGAAGTTAGGTATGTAATTCCTAGGGGAACTTAGGAACAAACCAGCGTTTTCCTGCGCCCTGTTTAGATTAGGAAGAGCCTCTTGTGTAATCTGAGCGCCTCTACGCATCATCCCAAGACCGCCCAAGGGGACGTAATTAGCAGGAGTGGCCAACTCTTCAGCAATAAAGTTAGCAGGAGCCATAGCGTCAACTGTGGTTGTTTCCACAGGCCCAAAGGCATTAGGACCTCCCCTCATTCGTTCTACACGGACAGGAGCAGTTCCAAAGGGTTTTTCAACAGCAGGATCAAGAAAAGCAGAAGTAGCTTGTCTGCTGTACTCTCTAGCTTTAGGACCTACTCTGAGCGCCTTACGCATCTCAAAGATATCATTACTCATTCTCAGGCTCCTCGTTGATGTCCGCAAGCATCTGAGCCAACATAACTTTGTCAGCCCGTAGTGTAGCTAAAGTTTCTGCCGTTACGTTACCGCTGTTAATCATTGTGTCCGTAGCTCGTATTAGTTCCCTAACGACCTCCCTTCTTCTTCTTTTGCGGGTCATTCGGGCAACACCCATGCCTACACCGCCTCCAGCGATAATCTGGCCTAGTACTGGGAAACCAGCTAAGGCTGAACCCGCAGCACCTGCCGTAGCAGCGATAGCAAGAGGAGTAGTAGGAAAACGTAGGCCAGACACGTCTTCAATCCCTTTCATCGTACGGCCAACCATTGTCTGATTTATGGCCTTACCTGCTTTGACATCTAACAGGTTCTTGGCCCTGAACAACATAGACATACCGTTGATAAGTCGGTAGGCTTCGTCATCAGGCATCAGCTTTAGGAACGCTTGGTTCAACTCGTCCCTTACGTACTTACCTGCTACTTCTTTCGCGTTAGCTAGGTCAGGATTCTCAAGTCCTGCCGTAGGCTTCTTACGGAATATCTGCTTGTCAAGGGCGCGTCGGACTTCAAGAATGTCTCTGGCTGTAATGTTACCTTTCTTTGCTCGTTCTTGGAGTCTTTTGACAGCCGTGTCAATAAACAGGTCCACCTTTTTCTGTGCGTCGGGCATTAACTCAACGTAGTCGTCAAGGTCGTGAAAGCCAGCCTTGAGTTCTTCCAAAGAGTCAGTTAGGTCCTGTACCTGAGTCGCAGGGTTCTTAGACCTGTTAATGTAACTCTGTAGGTCAGCCTCATGTTTAGCTAGTTGACCGTCTACGACCTTTGCGTTTACCGCTGGGTTACGGTCACCTTTGTAGTCTGGTAGTGTCTGAAGGTAGTCAATTACAGTTTCTTCAGACGGCGAGTGCATGTACACGTTGCGATTCAACGCCCCTACAGGCTCCACAGTTCCCGGTGCCTTGACGTAGTCTTCAGGCAGTAGGCTGTCTGCAATAGCTTTACGTTCTTCTTCCAGACGCGATTCTGTAGCCATTCTGGTGGCCTGAACACGGACGGGTGTTGGAACGCCGGGAACCTTTGGGGTTGGTGTCTTACCTAAGGTTCCTATGTTCAGGAGCATTTCAGCAGTAGTAGCCTCCTCTGGATATGCCTGAGCCAACTCACCTAGTTTCTCTACGCCACGTTTGATGTCAGAGGCTTCGTACGACTCTGAGACAAACTCTTGAAGCGCCTCAGGAGCGTACCTTTTGTATGCTTCTCCTGCTACTGCTCCTGCTGTCTCTCCTGCTGCACCGACACCGGCTGCAATATCAGCCGCTACTCTGAACTTGCCGGGAGGTCTTTCCATAAGCCCCCTGTAACGCTCACGAGTCTCCCTGAAACGCTCAGGTGTTTCTGCAATCATCTCCCGCATACTCTCAGGTTCACGGGGAGTAGGAGGAGTTACGGTAAAGGTTTCTCCGTTGACAATACCAATGACTTCTCCAGTCGCTTTGTTGGTGGCAGTCTTGAGCGGCAACCATTGTTCGCCGTCCCAGTATATTTTCTGTCCTGTCTGTGGATTAGTCGCTGTCTTCATGTTTTAGTCCAATTCAAAACCTTCGGGAAGTACTGCTTCTGCTTCTTCTGCTTCTTCTGGCATAGTTATGCTTGGGAAGCTGGTCATGTTTTGTTCACCCACTCGTCTTGCAGTAGCGGTTCTAACTTTGTTAAAGTTCTGTACAGTTTCAACCATAGCACGTCGTCGGATCTTCAACAAGGCAAGCAAAGCTTCTTGCTGTGTTGTAATGTCAGCAGCAGCAATCAACTTAGCGTACTCTCTATCCGCATCTGACAAACCAGTGCCTGAACCAAAGTCCTTGATCTGGTCAGCAACAATCTTACCTGCCTCTGAAACAAAGGTTTCAGCGTTGGTAACTGCAGGATCGTAAGGTAGGCCAATAAGTTCACCAAAGCGTCTGAGGTTTAGCTCTACGTTAGCCGCAAGACCCGTAGGCATACCACCCTCTAAACGTCCAGTTTGTCTGTCGATTAACTCAATCATGTTACGAGCGTCTTGAGCCTTAGTATTAAGTTCAACAAAGTTTGTAACATTGGCTTCTGCCATTGCTTTGACTCCGACTTCTTGTCCTGCGTCAATTACTTCTTGAACTTGTGGAGCCTTGCGTACCAACCCAAGCTCACTGGCTTTAACGTACTTGTTAGTTTGGTCATTATAGACTAAACCAAAGTCATTTACGTTTACAGGCTTGATGTTACCTTCTACGTCCTGCCAAGCCTCTAGCTTACCTGTGCGGCCTTTGAGCAAAGCGTCTGCTTCATCAGCCGATAGCGTACCCATAGCCGTGATTTGAGCAGGAGTAAACCCAGCCATTTTCAGACGCGCTTTGATGACCTGCGGGTTGTCTAGAGGCAGCTGCTCAATCTGAAACTCTCGTACGTCCTCGCTAATAGCCCGTAGTTCGTCCATGTCCGTAGTAGATCGTGCAGTAGCTGCTTGGTCCTTAAGTCCTGCCGACTCTGCTGCTTTTGCTACTTGCTCTTGGAAAGCCGCAAGTTGAGTTTGTGCTGTTCTTTGGGCCTGCAACTCACGCGCTGCTTTTGCGTACTTTGCTGCGTTTGCCATATCTCCTTGAGACTGATAAAAACGAGCTAACTCAGCCAAACCTTCCGGAGTATTCGGGTCCATCTGAGATAGTTGTTGACGCATTTGTTGCGCTTGTTGTTGTTGCTGTAGTTGAACAGGAAGTTTAGCCGCCTGTTGTGCAGCAGTAAACAATCCCTGTCCAAACGTAGGGCTTGCCATTGCTCTTAAAAATTCTTGTGAAAACCTAGCCATTAGTCATCACCCCCTAAGCCACGTAAAAAATCACCTAAAGCTGATTCAATAGGTGAAGTCTGTCTTGGTACAAACGCACCAGTCAACAAACCTGACCCAATGTTGCCCAAAAGGTTAGCTCTTGCTTGTTCTGCTATCAGCTGTGACTCAAGACCGCCCATTGCCGCTTCACCGAACAAAGTAGCGCCTTGACGTTGTAGCGCGTTTTGCAAAGCAGCCAGCTGTTGTGAAGGTTGAGTAGCAGCAAGAAGTTGAGCCTGTGGTACATAACCCGTACCCAAGAATTGCTGACCTAGTTGAGCCTGTTGCATTTGCTCTTGTCGTGCCTGCTGTGCAGCACCTAGTCTAGCTTGCGCCATAGACTGTTGTTGCGCTCTTTCCATCGCAAGCTGCTCAGGTGTTCCGCCAAACTGTGCCGTACGTACACCAAGTCGTCCTTGTGCTGCTAGACGCTCTTCTAGACCTAAACGCTCCATACGCTCTTGGGGAGCCGTAGTTTCTCTAATTTGCTCATAGATCTGTTGTTCACGGACAGCAGGGTCTGCAGTAGCTCCTGTAAAGAACTGACTAGCGCCTCCAAACAACTGTTGTTGCATGGCTTGTTCTTGAGGAGACAACGCCATAGTTGTTGTCAACGCGCCAGTAACAGGATCAACCTGTGTGCCAAAACCAGCACCAGTTCCTGTAGTTACAGTAAACGGACGAAACTGCGTCTGCTCTAACTGTTGCTGTGCTATTGCTTCAGCGCCTGTTCTTGCTTGTTGTCCTATGTCGCTCAACCGACCATAAGCCTGTCCTGTGAGCAAACCCCCTAAAACTCCGGGAAGCAAGACACTGGGTTGACTTACGTAGTCAGCTAGACCTCCTAAGAAATCAAAGAAGCCTCCGCCTCCAATATCATCTGTTGCTACAGCCATTGTTTTCTCCTAATTAAAGCAGCTTTCCTATCAAAGCCATTACGTTTATCTCCTGTAGTGACAACTGTGAGCCGTCTATTTCTGCTTCTAAGCCCACAACAACACTTGTTCCGTACCCTGTAGCGTTTAGACTACGTTGGTTAGTTAAGGCACCACCAGTAAATTCTACGGCAGTGTATTCACTTTCGCCGAAGAAGCCAGTAATCTGGTCACCTACTGTAAATTCTGCGGTAGCGTAGGTTCCTGCAAAATCATAGGCCCATTTCATAAACACGGTAGCGTTATTTGCGCCTACCAGTGTTGGCTTCAACTTCTTCAAAATCTTGACTCTAGAGGCGTCTCCAAAAGTCAAACTTGGGCTATAATATTTAAACCGATAGCCTAGTCCGTTGTCTTGATAGCCCGTGTACTCGCTGATACCTTCTGACGTGCCTACAAGCAGTGTACCGTCTTCTTTTCTTGTGTAGGACGAAAACCCTGTAGACGGCCAGCGTGTTACACGGTACGATCCATTTTCTGTTGTGCCTCGTACGTCGAAGCAGTAGGTGTTGTCTTGACCTACAAATGTCAACAGATAAAAGCCCTCTTCAGGACTGTAGGCAGACCTAAAGAATGTGTTCTCTGTCTGCAGCGCATTAATAATGTCCTTAGTAATGTTTCCTGACAAGCTGCTAACAGGCATGGACTTTTGTTGTATTGTGCGTCCAAAGCTTTTTAAACCTGTGTGTGACAAAAACAGTACGTCGCTTCCAGTGTACTGTACAGTGTCCCTATCTACGCAACCAATGCCAGCTACAGTATCAGCCAGTGTCATTGTTGCTGGTGCTTCTGCTCCTTGGTACGCTACAATACTGTGCTTACCAAAGATAATAAGAAAACCGTTGTGTGCAGCCAGTGCTACAATTTCGTCATGACCGTCAGGCCAAACTTTGGATATGTCAATAGACCCGCTTGTGCCTCCTGAAAAATCATGACCAATCAACAAGTCAGACCAGTACACAACAGAAGAGTCACCGCCTGTGCCTACAACCCAAAGACGACCGTAAGCAGCACAAACTTCATTACCTTGTACAACACCGGCAGCACCAGAAACTGAGTCTAGACGTACTACAGACGTACCGTCGTACACCAAAGGTGCATGAGAAGCTTGAAACAAGTACGCTTTGTCGTTAAAGTTAACAATCTTCCAGTTGTCCGCTGTGATTGTGTAACTACCGGGGGTCGCGTCCGTAAGCGTTGTAGTGCCTGTGAATATCTTGTTGTTTCCTGCAGACAAAACTACGTTACTGCCACTGCTTCTATCGAACTCTTTTATAACCCTAATTGTACCAGAGCCTAGCGCTGTTTTGTTTGTTGTAATAACGCTGTGACCCTTACGTGCTGCAATTCGACCACGTTTGTCAATCACGGCGTTGTCTGCAATCTCTGCAAACGACGGATCTTGAGCCAACGGTGAATCTTCGGTATTGATACCTTTAAACGCTGGTGCTACAAGATTGATGCTACGTAGTTCTTGAGCCATATTAAATAGTCCTAAATACCATCTCTTCAGGGTGCTTTGCTGCGTCTATAGCAATAGCGTCAGACAAAAACTTATCAGCAATGCTAAAGTACTCAGCAGTCGATGTGCCGCCTGTCTCACCACGCTCACGGGCCAACAAAGCTACAGCTAAGTGTATCACAGGCATTGCAGGGACAAGCAATGTGTCAGTGTTAGAACTCAAGTCTGCCTGACGCTTGACTACATCAAACCGAAGGCTGTAGACACCGTCTGGTGTTGGGCCTACAAGTACTTCTGTGTCGCCACTAGAGTCCAATCCGTTGTATGTGTAGTACCGTGGTGCGCCTTCTGCTGCACTGCTAATGTACAACTGCTCGTTGAACCAGTCTTTTGTTTGGTAGTCCATAAACAAGTTACTAGTGTCGTTCAGGACACACATCACTTTTACGTTGTCACCACCACCAGTCAGTGAGTAACTGTTGTCGGAAGCAGAAGTAGTTACAACAATGGTTTCACGCAGGGCAGACCAGTCGGCTGCTTCTTCTACTATCTTCTTAGCGTCATTGATAAAGTCACTCACCATTTTGACATAAGTCGTACTTGTAACGGACGTAGTTTCTTCTTCACGCAACCGACGTAGTACGTTGTTCATTAGGTTTAAATATGTCATACTAACATCCCCGGTTTTTTACCGCCCATACCTATTGTTAATAATCTGTCAACTTCTTTGTTGTAGTCTGTTTTTGGCTGTGGTCTTTCTACTTCAACCATTTGAGGAGCATAGCTTAGTTTTTCAAGATAAGGATCATAAGGTCTGGCCTGAGGAACAGCAGCAGCACCTCCAGCACCCAAAGCTCCTAAAAGACCTGTACTAGCCATAAGCAGTTCTTCGACACTTTGGATATCTTCGCCAATTCTAGTTTGACCTGTAAGTATTTCTTCTTGTCCAGCTTCTAGGCTGCGTATGCCCTCAGTCAAGTTTGTTGTAAGAGAAGCAAAGGCTGTGTCTACATCTTCTTGCCTAGATATTCCAGTAAGAGCAGTGCTTAGTAAGTCTTCTACTTCTCCACTTCTTAGTGTGTCTGGTATTAGTGCAGCAATCTGATCGAGTTGGTCTTGAGTAAAATTAAACTCTGACAAAGCAGTCCTAATGTCTTCCGGAGTTGCAAACGCTAGACCATCAATGGCATTGACAATAGTATTTGTAGCGTCGTCTAGGTCAGTGCCTAATGCAATTCCAGCAAGGGACGAACTCAAAGCTTCGTTTAGTTCTGCTAGTGTCAAACCCTCAGGAATAACGCCAGCAATCTGCTGTAGCTGGTCATCGGTAAAGCCAAAGTTTGCTAAAGCATTTTGTACATCTTCTGCCGTAGCGAAGTTCAGACCATTAATTGCAGTAACAATAGTGTCTGTTGCTGCGTCTAAGTCAGCCCCTAACGCAAGGCCGTCTAAAGCTGTAGCCAGTGCGTCATTTAGGTCTGTTATGTTTAGACCGGGAGGCAGTGCGTTTACAATCTGCTGTAGTTGGTCGTCAGTAAAGTTAAAGTTGGCTAAAGCGTTTTCAACGTCTTCTGGCGTAGCAAAGTTTAGACCTGTAATAGCGTCCATTACTGCGTCTAGTTCTTCACCTGTAGCTACACCCTCTAGCGCACCAGCAAGCGTTTCATTAAGCTGGTCTAAAGTCAGTCCTTCAGGAATAGCAGCAGTCAGTTGTGCTATCTGGTCGTCTGTAAAGTTAAAGTTAGCTAGTGCTTCTTGGATGTCTTCAGGTGTTGCTAAACCTGCAACTGCGTCTTGAATGTCCTGCGGTGTTGCAAACCCAGCAGCGTCTAAGGCATCAGCAATGTCCTGAGGAGTTGCTAGTCCACTAATAGCAGAAGCAATGTCTTCCGGAGTAGTAAAGCCAGCTTCAGCCAGAGCAGTTACTAAATCTTCAGCTGTTACAAACCCAGACTCAGACAAAGCAGTAGCTAGGTCGTCTGCAGTAAGTAGTCCTGCTGCATTTAATGCTGTTGTAATGTCTTCTGGCGTTGCAAAACCAGCGGCCTGTAACGCAGTAGCTATGTCTTCAGGTGTAGCAAAACCTGAGTCAGCCAATGCAGTAGCTATGTCCTCTGGAGTTGCAAAACCAGCTTCAGACAAAGCTGTTGCTAAGGCTTCTGGAGTCAGTATGTTAGCTGCTTCTAATGCAGTAGCTATGTCCTCTGGAGTTGCAAATCCAGCAGCTTGTAGTGCATTAGTAATGTCCTCTGGTGTAGCAAATCCAGCAGCTTCTAAAGTATCAGCCAAGTTTTCTGCAGTTAACAACCCAGCTTCTTCAATAGCAGCTGCAATGTCCTCTGGTGTAGCATAGCCAGCTTCAGCAATACTCTGTAAAATCCTGATTTCTGTTTGTTCTAGTATGTCACTAAACAGGTCAGCAATGTCACTTGTATCTGTGTCATCATCTGTGTCATCATCTGAGTCATCATCTGGATCATCATCTGAGTCTTCGTCAGAATCTCTATCAGGGTCTCTAATTAAAGGAGGAATGTCGAAGTAGTCGTCTAAAAAGAAGTTGTACTGTGATTCTTCGTCCATTAACTTCCAGTCGCCGGGGAGTATACCTCCTTCTGCTTCATAGCGCTCTATCAGATCTTCCATAGAGTACTGATAGATGTCTTCTTCTAGTGCGTGAAACGACAGGTCATCCAGCAGTGACTGATACGTACCAGAGTTAATTGTCTCTAAACCAGTGTCCTCTAGCTGCTCTCTGGTGTACTGACCGTTAAACTCAAAGTCAATGTCTTCGCTTTCGGCTAATTGGAAATACTCGTCTGTTTCGCTGTTGACAAAGTAGTTGTTGCCCCTGTTGGTAAACAGTGTGTTGGGATCAGGGTCTGTTTCTACTTCTTGGGTTAATGGAAGTTCAATGCCTGCTTCTGATAACACACGTTGTATTGTCGGAAGAACCGGACTACCTGAACCAAACACTGTTGTTAAAACGCCGGGTAACCAAGTAGGTAAACTAGATCCAAGAACAGAAGTTATTACACCACCAACAACCGTACCTGTTGTAGTAGCGTCTGCTGTTCCTTCTAAAACATCTTTAATTGCACCAAAAATTCCACTTACGGCACTTTCAAGAATACCTTCTTCGCCTTCTTCTTCGTTATAAACGACAGCATCAAACACATCAGTAATAACACCGCCCATTGCGTCAAGAACATCTTGAACACTAGCTTCTCCTGTCAGTACGCCTTCAATAGAGTCTACAACGCCTCCTATAGCGTCATTAACTTGACGCACCTTACCTTGAATATCTGGTATAAAAATAACACCAGCACTAGGAAGCCAACTAGGAAGACTAACTCCGGGAATGTAACCTTTTAAATGTTCAAATATAGTTTCAAGATTTACATCGCTTATTGATCCTATTTCGCTAATATCTACAGTAACACCTGCTCCGCCTCTAATTACCATTCCCTGAGGAACAGAAGTAACTGGAGTTGCGGCACTTGGTCCCAATAAACCTAAAGCATTTTGTTCTATTATTAAATTAGTTACTTCACCCGGATCTTCCATACCCTCAAGCGCTGCAGGGTTGTCAATCATTGTGTCAACAATTTCTTGCGCTCTGTCAAAAGACTGATTAAATATTAAGTAAGCCTCAAGTGCTGCTTCTCTTTGTTCTTGCGTAAGCGTTCTTAATTGACTTTCGTCTATAGGCGCTCCCGGCTGACCTGCTTTTGTAGTTTCAAGAAGTATTTGTAAAAGTTCACCACCAGTTTCTAAAAGATCACTTCGGCCCATTTGCGTAAAAATTCTTTGCCAAATACCAGTAGTATCCTCAAGACGACTTGCCCCTGTATTCAGCTGTTTAAAAATATCTTGGTCATCAAAACCCGGACCAATAACAAACCGTGTAGGGTCAAGAATTCTTCGAATTTGTTCAGGATCAGTAATTTCAATAATCCCAGGCGTTACTCCAAAATCACTTTCTGTTATATATTCTTGTGCTTCTGAAAGTGTAAGAAAAACTCTGTTGTTAACTACATACGCCATTTACTTTTCCCTCGACACGCCTTTGGTCTTTTCATAAGAGCGCATAGCACCTAGACCAAGCATACCCATTAGTACAGGCATCATAGTCTCTAGGTCAATCAGTGGTATAGTAACTTCAATAGCCAACAGAGCTAGTACAAAGTTGGTAAAAGGAATGACCATGAAATTACCAGTCATACCCAAGACACAACACCAGCCTACTGCAGGTCTCCAACCAGAGACAAACAAGGACTTGTGTGCTGCTTCTACTTTGTTAACCTCTAGCTGCGCCTTAGCAAGCTCCTGAGCGTGCCTCTGAGCCATTGTAGCGACTTCGTGGGCCAGCTTAGCCTTCTGGTCCTTGTCCTGTATAAACTTGTCTAAAAGCCCTGTAACAGGCCCTATGAGTGCTTCAATCATCGTATGTACTCAGCAAAGACAATGGCACCAAGAATAAAAGGATACAGAGCAAAGACAGCCTGACGGTTGACAGATATGTCCTTAGCTGCTGCATCAAGCTGACGTTGGATCATGTCGTACCGCACTAGACACTCTTTTTCATGTCCTTCAAGTCTCGCAATAAGTTCTTCTGTTTTTGTCATTTAAAACCACCTGCAATAAATATCACTAGAACTGCTAAGACACCTAAGCTAACAAAAACTAACAACGTGCCTAGTATTTGTTCCTTCATTTCCTGCTGTCGGTAAACAGCGTCCTGTCGTTGTTTTATTACCTGCTTTTTAATGTCTCTCAACTCTTTCAAACCTTGGTTACCATAAGCCATACCTATGATGCTGTGTAGTTCTTTACGTTGAGCCTCTATCTTCTTTTTTCTTGCAAAAGCCTCTAGTGCTTCAGCTTCAGCAGACTTAGCAAACACCAGCTTCTTAAAAGGATTTGGGTTGCTCTTCTTCGACTCATCAAACAGTACGTCACTAGCTGCACCGTACCATTTAGCTACTTGTCCTAGTGTGTCCTCTGCAGAACGTCCAGCTTCAACAAATGCCTTAGTCATTGCAAAGGCTTTAGATGCGGCGGCTATAGCTGTTACTGGATCAATCATCGTTATACCTTACGTACTTAGGACAACTATATATGCCTTGGACATACCATCGGTAGCGTTTGTCTGACTTTGAGTCTACCTCTTTGTATTCACATACTGTGTGGTAAACGACTCGTCTGCCTATGTATGCTGAAGTACCTCCTTCTAGCACTAAAATCAGGACAAGCGTTTTAATCTACAAAACGCCCTTCAGCAAACAAGTGATGAAGCCTATGTGTAAAGATAAGCCACACAAGTCCAACTAAAGTGTTTTCTGTGTACGTTCCTGCTTTGCAATTATAAGTCCACATAGCGTTTACCAAGGCATACCATCAGCAGACACAGGATTCTTGTCTGCCTCAATCTTTGCTGTCAGTGCCGCCTCAGTAGCCGCTTGGTCTACCTCTGCGTGTACCCAGCCCAATACAGTAGCCTCTGTTAGGCTGTCGTAAGCAACAAAGTCATCAGCATCAGGGTCAGGTGTAAAGCCACAAGTGCCGTATGCAGAGGCAGAGTAGTCGCCGTCTACTTCAGTAACACGCCAGTGTGCAACGGTTACACCGCCGTCTGACAAGTTACGCTCAAGGTTTGCGATAGTCCATGTAGCCATGTCTTAGTCTCCAAATGCGGCTACACAAATAGCCTGTACGTTAGCGGGTTCAGATGAGTAGTCGTCACCTGATTGAATTACATGACGGTGATACGACTGTGAAATTACAGCACCGTCTTCGAGTACCTTAGTAGCAGTCCGTACTTGAACAGAGGTTACGTCGTTGCCGTCCTCGTCTTGTCCTGTGACTACTTCTACTTTGTCTGCTGTTACGCTTTTGGTTAATGCCATTGTCTTTCTCCTTTAGTCCGTCTCAAGAGTCCACTTGAGATAATTAGGCGGCTTCGTATGTTCCTGAAATCCACATGTAACGGCCAGATCCTGCACTATGGTTACTTGAAGCCCATGCTGAACCAGTAATTTGAACCAAGCAATCTACTGTTGTCTGGCTTGTGCCTATAATGGCTACAGGAATGTGACCGGTTGTCCATGTAGTTGTTGCGTAATGAATCACATTGACTACTGCTCTTGGGCCTGCACTTGTAAAAGGAAGTCCAGCAACGCTTATTACGCCTGCATATCCAGTGGTATCTTTACTTTCAAAACCTATAGCAAAATGTACTTTATTACCTACTTTTGTATATTTGGCACTTGTCGCTGTAATAAGTGTTGCGGGTTCGCTAGTTGCACCTTTAAGCGTTGCAGTAAACGTCCCTTCTTCATAGTCATCCAGCGTTTTGCTTGAGACAGCGCCGCCAGTAGCGCCAAAGACAACACCGCCTGACAGGTAAAGGTTTTTGAATTGACCTGTTGTAGCACGACCTAAATCGATTGCACTTCCTCTTTCTGCATTTGTTGAAGCATTCCAAGGAAGTATTGCGTCAATGTTGTTAGCAAGTAGTACGCCAGTGTCCAATGAGCCAACGCCCATAGTTGTACCAGAGTTAAAAATACTAC